GGTAAACATTACCAACACCATTTGCAGTACTTGTAATAATAACTCTTGTACTTTCGCCTGATGAAACAACTGGATAGGTTGATGTGTAAAACTCAGCATCATTTTCAACAAACGCAAATTCGTCAAGAAAGAGTAAGTTAACTGACATACCACGAATAGAAGAACCAGACGTAGCAGCAGCAATAATGCGAGAATTATTAGAAAATTCTATTGAGCCTTTATTGAGAGCTTTACATCCGGGTTGCAGAAAGAATGGCAAATTTTCTAACATTAAGGTTACCCTTGCTAGCATTTCTCTAGCGGTAGAACCTTTGTTAGCTAATACAGCAATTGTTTTTTCGGGATTAAAGATAGCATACCATAGAAGGTATCCTACAGATGAAATAGATTTACCCGATTGTCTACATGCTAAAACAATAGAAAATCTATTATCTTCGAAATGTTTAAACATTTTTTCTTGATAAGGATATAGGTCAAATGGAACTAAACCTTTATCAAGAGAGATTACTTTTAAATATGTTCTAGCAAAATACGCAGGATCTCTCATACATTTTGCGTATTCTTTTATTTCTTCTTGAGTCCACTCTTGCTCAACACCATCACGTTTTACATTAGGGTTACCAAGATAGCCTGCTTCGTTATTCTTCAGACTCAACGACATTTACATCATCCATTTTTTTCAATAGCATTCTTTGTAAGTCAGTTGAAGAACCTACATATACATTATTTTGTGTCAATTTACCTGGAAGGCCTTTAGCATCCTTTAAACGAACTTCTTTCTTTTTCTTTTGAAGTTCCATTAATCTATCTGCTATTTCTGCATTTTGTTTCATCATGTTTGACAATACTTCAAATGCACGTGGATGTTCAGACTCACGGGCCAGTTCCATCATAAGGTCAATTGCCTCATCACCCTTTTCTGCTAAATTATAATATTTGCTACGAGCAAAATCATAATCATCGTCAATATCGTCTTTATCTTTTTTCATTATGTAATTGCTCCGTCGTCGGTTTCATCTTTTCCTTCGACTACATTATCTATATTTCCATCTGCAGAAGTACCATCAGCAACATATTCTTCAAGAAATCCAAAATCATCAGGAGCTCCTTCAAGCATATCAACTTCTGCTAGTTGGATTACTCTTTGTTCTTTAATAGGACCATAGAAACGAACTCTTAAATCAAAATCTAAGGTATATACGATAGCTCTACGACTTATAAAATCACCTTCATAATCTTCTGCCAAATTCACCGAGCTTAAAACAATAGGAATATCACCTTTAATTCCCATTGATGGAACTTCATTAATAGTGATAGTATAATCTGGCTGAAAATATGGAATAATTTGTTCTACAATTTGTAAAGCATCGTCTTGATTTTTAGCCATAATTGCTAATTGAATGCTCATAGTATATGGAGCATAAGTATATAAAGTGCTTCTCTGAGTATAATCAGCAATTGAATTATTCTGAACTACTTTATTCATTTTGGGCAATTTACTAGCAGAATCATAAGTTAAACCAGTAATTTCAAAAGACATGCGTGGTAACTTAATGGCTACTCTTGGATCGTAATTCAGATCTCCCTCAGCTTCAATACGAGCTAAAAACTTTTGCTTTGGCCCATAAGCTAATGGAACTCTCAAAATACTTTTAACTTCTTCATTAGCATCTTTACGAACAACATTAATATTATTAAATATTGTGCCAAATGCTGCAATAGTTCTTCTGATTGATGCGTGATAAAAGTGCTCATTTAGCATAATTAATCTCCAATTTCACCAAATGGATTAGATTCACTAAAGTCTATAATACCATCTGCAACAACTTCAATTTCTTGGTTTCTGGCTTGGCCATCGTTAACAAACTGATTTAATGCTGGATCGTCTTCAATACCATAAACGTTAACAACATCCCATTCAGCGCCAGATTCAAGCCCAACAATTTTACTTCCATCTACTTGGAACTCTACAACTTTTCCATTTGTCGTAGCCCAATCAGTAATAATTAATCTAGATGATGTAGAATCTACAGCAGTATAATCGGTTACTCTGCCAGTAATAAATTCTCCTGGTTCACCAGCAATTTCTTGACGTACATCTTCATATTCATTAAAATTTATTCCATTACCATTATTCAAAATAATAGTAGTTTGCTGAGAAATATAAGCATTAATATTATCTAGCTCAGAAACTCCAGTGTTAATAGATTCTCCAGAATATTCAAATAATTCACATTGTAAAGTGTATGTTGGAAGATTTGAAATTTGATAGAATGGAGATTCATGTTCAACAAATCTAACTTCAAATAAAGAACCGCTTAATGGAAGATAAATTAAATCACCTTCAGAGGGTCTAATATAATAAGTATTTTCGCTATGAGTCCTATCAATATTAGCTACAAGGTCATAGCCAGTAGCAGCTAATCCAGCTTTATTGTGTGCGCCTATATATTGCTCCCATCTTCTTCTAGAAACAATAAAATTAGCCTGATCTCTAATTTCTACACCAAACTTAGATAATAAATTGCCATCACCCTCGAATCCATCAACATTTGCAATATACATTTCAATGATATACGCGTCATTAAAATTGGATTCAATATCTTCATTCAATATTGTGTCTTTGGATACAATAGTGCGAGGCAAATAGTAAACGTCTTGACCATACATCTTTAATGATTCAATTACTATATCCTCATAAAGATTTTGTTCTGATCGTACTTTTTGGCTGAAATATACATTTGTTGCCATCTCATTATCCTACATAAAAATCAACAGGCATTTCATAATTTAATTGCATTTGTTCTCTAATTTGCCTAATCTCTTCAGTAGCATCATCAAATAATTGTCTACCATTTAGTGTAACACCACCTGGAAGTTGCATACCTTCGAACTTAATAAGGTTAGCGCCCCATTGTTGTTTAATAAGAGCTGTTAAGTATTGTTTGAGGAACATGTCATTATAAACATCAGAATATGTAGAAGGATCTACAATACGCATACATTCTACAATAATATAATCGCCTTCTTTAATATCAGTACCCCAGTCTACATCTAAGTTTAGTTGGTTCATATGACGATTGAATCTAACAAATTCGCCATTACCATTTAATTTCATATCTAATAATGAAATATAAGATTGAACCATTTCATAATACATAAGATCGCCAATATATGACAAATCATATATGTCATTTAAATGTAATTGATATTTTACTGAAAACATATTAATTGATGACTGAGAATCACCAATTGGAAATACTCTTTTTACATAAAGAATATTATCATTTATAGAAACATATCCATTTGAAACATCATCTGCTGTAATTTGGTGTTTCAAATAGACCCTCATAGTTGCGTCTGAATGATACTCTTGATAAAACTGAAGAGCATCATCCACACGATCTTCTATTTGGTCGTCATCTACATTGATTTCGATGACAGGCGAACCCAAGCGCCTTAATGCATAATCTATTAATTCTTGTCTTGTGCTTGGATTCGCCATATTTTTTCATCCTAATTAGTTTAGTAATTTAAATTATTTATATTACTTGACTATATCAAATTTATGATTTAAGAGCTTTAACTTCTTCTTGAAGTTCTTTAACTGCTTCAATTAGTAAACCAACCATTGCTTGATAGTTAACAGCCTTTCCACCTTCTTCATCAGTAGCAACAACTTCTGGAATAACTGCTTCAACTTCTTGAGCAATAACACCCATAGATTTTTCACCAGTTGCTTTCCAGTCAAAGTTAACGCCACGTAATGCAGCAACTTTAGTAGATGCATCCGCAATTGTTTCAACATTTTCTTTTAGACGTTCATCCGATGTTGAGTTAACTGTTGTGGCATTAAGTGTTGTACCAGTTAGTGTTGTAAAGTTATCAGATGTATCAGATCTTAAGAAAGATGTTGAGTTAATTCCATCTAGTAAGTTAGCGTCAGCAGCTTTACCTGAAGTGCTTAGTTTACCATCTAGAGCTGATTGTAATCCATCAACATTTGCAATTGTATGATTATGCGAATCATCAGCAACAGTAACTGACAATGTAGCATTACCCATATTTGTAAATGTTGCAGAACCAGAAGCATCACCTGATAAAGTCAATGACATATCATGAGAAGCTGCAAGCTTTGTGTTAATATTGTTCTGCAACGTAGTATCAGCACTTGCTCTTGTAGAAGCTTCAGCGTCTAATGCTGTTTGTAGTCCATCAACATTTGCAATTGTATGATTATGCGAATCATCAGCAACAGTTGCAGAAATTGTTAAGTTACCAGTACCATCAAAAGAACCTGAACCAGAAACATCACCACTTAAACCAATTGTTCTAGCAGTTTCTAGAGCAGTTGCTGTCGCAGCATTAGCGGTAATTGGATCACCAGCTAAAATAATAGCTTTATAGTTAGCACCATCTTCTGTTACTTCCCAAATATCAGTAGATTCATTCCAGCGAAGTGTAACGTTGGTATCATCACCACGCTCAATTTCAATACCAGCATT